AGCCGAGGAGGAACAGCGCGACGAGAAGGATTATTTCCAGCAGCCGTTTCACAACTCCTCTGCTTTTACGATTCGCGCGACGCTGTCAATCAGCGAGATTATGACCTCGGCGTAGTTAGGAGCCGTGGCATACCTCGCCCCCTCGCTGTCCACTAATCGCTGGGCAAACTCTTTAGCGTCGTCGCGGTACGGCCACGCATCGGCATAGCCCGGCTTACGGAGCAGTTCCAGATGGTTGTCGAGACATTCATCCAACGACGCGAAATTCCGGAAATACCGATAGACCCGATATTTGTACCGGTTCGGTCCGACCTGCTCTACCGATACGACCCGTTCCGGGGCTTTGAATTTAACGTCTTTGGTATTGAAATACTCCGTTGTCAGCTCTAGTGACACCGGACCGATCCAGCTGCTTCCCTTCGTGATGCCGAAGATGTTGTTGCCGATGCCCTTAATTTTCCAACTGGTTTCGAGCGCAGCCTGCGCCGTGACGAAAAGCGGATGCACTCCGCCGGCGCGGTACAGCCGTTCGGCCGCGGGGTAAATCTTTTTCACAAATTCGATCTGTTCTTTTCGAGTTGCCATAGCTATTGATTTTTACGATCCGTATTCGATAAAAGCGTCGCTATCTGGACGCCGCATTTGCGGATGATCTTGCCCACGCGTTGCGAATCCATCTGCTTGTCCCCGCAGAAGCTCACGCCCAGTGCTCCGAGCGGCTTTTCCCCGGAGTATAGCGCCAGCAAAGCGATTTCGTTCACGTCGTTCGACTTGAATTTAAAATACATCCGTTCGTCTACGGTCCGCACCGAGTCGATCGCCCCCCAGTAGTAACCGTCCTCGAAGACCTTTCCGACAAACGGGTATTTCGACAGCTGAAAATCCGTATACTCGTCATCCACATTGCCGATCCCCTCGGCGACCTCCTCGATGCGCATGTCGCCGTAGAGAAACGGAAGCCCGGACGAAAGGTTTTTACTGCCGTTATGCAGCTCGATAAGCCATGCCCGGTCAGCATCGAGCGTATGCAGCAGGCGATGCAGGATCAGTCGTATTTCGGCGTCGGCGTTGATGCGGCGTGTCACGGCATCGGCATGTCTTTCTGTCTGAAGGGCTTCCATTCGTTCGAATAGATACCGGGGATTGAAGGTAAACAGAAGCACGATTGAGGTCAGAGCCATCAGCAGCAGCGCGCGGATGATCCGAAAGAATCCGAAAGTCTTCTCCATATTGAGTAGCTTTTCCAGCCACCCCAGCCCTTTATCCATCTTGTCCTGCATGCCGCACTACCCCTTTAGAAATTCGACGAAAATAAGCGCCAGCACGGTGATCCACACCACCCCGCCGCCGAGCACCGCCGTTACGATGTCGCGCGGTTCGGGCGTCGCGTCGTGCCAGTACTCCTTCCAGAAGGCGGCGAGATTCACGGCGATCGCCGAAATGATGAGCGCGGCCCACACCGGGGCGTTGCAGAAAATCGCCGCCATCAGCACGAGACAGGCGATAAGCACGCCCGACGTGAAGTAGACGTAGCGTTTGTAGGGAATTCTGTCAGCCAGCTCCAGCACGGGCCGGGCCAGATAGTCGAGTAGTTTTTTCATAGCTGTTCGATTTTAAGTCTCTGTTCTTCTTCCGCGGCCCGCTCTTCGGCCCGCTTGGCTTTGAGTTCAGCCAGCGTCGTTTCGTTGCGGTTGTACTCCGCATTGGCCGCCTCATACCGGGCATAGTCTTCCGGGTAGGTCTCCTTGAACGATATGCCGTTCTTGAAGCATTTGACTGCCCGGTCGTCGGACTGGGCCATAATCGCCCGCAGCTCCAGCTGCCGCGATTCGAGGATGTTGATTTGCTGTTGTGTTTCCATGATTCTAAATTTCCGATACGGGGCGGACATGCGCCTTAACTGCTTTGTACTGCGAACCTATATAACCCGACAAACCTTCGTATACGAAAGATGAATTAGTGTTATACTCGCATGAGGTTTTAATAGAATACCCACCTCCATAGCAGGTTGCTTTACCGAGCTGGGTTAGTGAGAGGTTAACAGGGTCTTTTGCGACATCCGCAGCTGTCAGCGCTCTATCGCGCATTAGCAGGTACATTTCTTCGACCGATGGCATCCACCATGCCCCAGCCTCCAGTCCGGTAGTTGCGCCCTCGACCGTGACGCTGTAGTCGAGAGCGGCCGCAGCAGCGGGATAACAGGGAACGCTTTCGCCGTGAATGTTAACGAACCGTAGCCCGCCGATCTTCGCAGTATTCATCCTGCCGTCGCGCAGCATTGTACCATAGGCCGATGGATATTCGGCCAAGTGCTCCCCGAACAAGTAATCTCGGTATGTCGCATAGGCGGCGACCAATTCCGGATTGGCTTCTTCCGTAAAGACACTTTCCCGGATAATTATCGAACTGCCCGGAACGATGTTTGTCACGTCGCGGCCATTTATAGAGTAATATTGCAGGAATCTTTCGGGATTGCAGCCCGCAAACGATACATTGACACCGTTTTTGCATCGTATATAATCGTTGGTTCCCTCTATTAGTACCCCTGTCAACGTTGTTTGGTAGTCCACGTCTTCCGGCGGCCTTGTGATTTGGCAACCGCTTACGACGCCAATAGTCGAAAAGACGGGCGACCACGTATTCGAAGACATGATGATACGCGAATTTGCCTCGTCAACACTCGACGCCCAGCCGTAATCCTTGATTTGCCCGGTCACGAATGAGTTGATTTGAGCATGAATATCCGAAAGTTTCGCACCCGCGCCCCATGTCAAAGGCAAATCGACTTTATAAATTCCGGTTCCAAATGTAAGAACGGCGGTTCCGCCCGCTGCAAGATCGAAACCCCACAAGGCTACTTCGTAGGGGGCCGCCCATTGAATACTCGTCGATCCGTCGAAGATCGCATTTTCCAGCGACACGATCCGCACCTTATCGCCGTGTCGGCCGTACACCACGCCCGCGGGAACCAATTCGGCGGGCATCTTATCTGCAACGAGCGTAGCGCCTTTGATGAATTTCAACACTCCCTCCGTCTTGTCGAACACGACAAGGTCCCCGACACCGGCGGCGGATTTCGGGACCACAGCATTCACACCGTCGTAAAGCAGCACGCCGTCGTTCTCGATGTAGGATTCCGACGAGAGGGTTCTAAGCCGCGCAGTGTCCGATTCGTAGGCGGCCTTATCCGCATATTTGTTTATTTGTGACATAATCAGCTATGGTTTTTCATATCTCCGATACCGGGCGTACAATGCAGGATGATGGTTTCGGCTGGTTGTCGATCGCCCAGCTTGTATTTCCGTATTTGTTGACTTTATAATAATAGAGATTGCTCCGCTCGGAGGACGAGGACATGTAATCCGCCTTGGCGATCACTTTCCCCGACACGGACAATGTCCGATTGACCGGATCGTAAGGCTGCGCGAATAAGAGACCTTTGGCCATCAGCCACAGCTCCTCGGCCGACGGCAGCCACCATGCACCCGCTTCCAGCCCGGTAGTCATCCCCGCGACCTGCATTCCATAGGCCGCAGCTGCGGCAGCGGCCGGATAGCACGGAACATTCCTGCCGTAGAAGTCTGTCCTTGTTTTCCCGGCGAGGAGAGCCGTATTGCTTTTGCCGTCCTGCAGAAATGCCCCGTAAGCCGACGGATATTGGGCCAAGTGCTCCCCGAAAAGATAGTCCCGGTAGGTCGGATAGGCCGCAACCAGCGCCGGGTTGTCGGCCTCGGTGAAAACGCTTTCCCGGATGATCGCCGAGCTGCCCGGCAGGATATTGGTTCCCGTCGTGCCGTTCTCTCTGTAGTACTCCAGAAACACTTCGTTGTCGCATCCGGCCAGTTGTGAGTCAGCGCCATTTCTGCGGCGTACGTTGACCGTTGTTTTTTGGGGGATAATGGCAGTGGTGGTCTGGTAATCGACATCTTCCGCATGCTTGGTAAGCGTGCATCCCGATGCGGATATTTTTTTATGACCTTCGGTTGTGGACCACGCATTGCACTCCATGACAATGGCATTCAGCTCGTCCGACGCCGTGGCTTTCCATGAATAGGTATTCGTAATATCGGAGTTCGCATTGATCTGCGCCGCGATACTTGCGAGAGTTGCCCCGGCAGGATAGGTGAACTCGAAATCCGAGGTGTAGATATGCAGCGTAAAACTGCCGCCCGAAGAGAGATCGAAGCCCGAAAGCTTCACTTCATACGCCACTGCCCATTTGTAAAAGTCCAGATGGCGCAGGGCAACGATGCGCACCTTGTCGCCCCGGCGGCCGTAGGCCACGGCCATAGGGACGAGTTCCGGCGGCAGCTGGTCGTAAAGCAGCGTCGCCCCCTTGACGAACTTCAGCGTACTGTCCGTCTTGTCGAAGACCGCCAGATCGCCGGCGTCCGCGGCATCCCGGCCGACAACGACATTCACGCCGTCGTAGATCACCTCGCCGTCGTTTTCAACGTATGACACCGCCGACCGGGTTTTAAGCCGGGAAGCATCCGCTTCATAAGCGGCTTTGTTCGCGTATCGGTTAACCTGAGACATCGTATCAGTTGTTTTTCCAGTCCGATACGGCGTTATTTCCCACAGAGTGGTAGACCGCATTGTTCTTGGTGTCGATGTAGAACTGTCCGGCCCGGTCGGGAGCCTTCGCCGGAGCGCCCTCGCCCGTAACGACGATGTTGTTGCCGCCCCAGATGCCCAATCTCTTGACCTGCAGTTCCGGGATCAGGACATCGCCCGAAAGCATCCTTGCGAGCAGCGATTCGAGGTACGCGACGCGCTCCTCCAGCGTGCAGTCCGAATGCGCGAGCACATCGAGGGCGGTTGTCGAACGCTTGGCGCTGTCGTCCAGCGTCGTGCCGTCGGGCATCTTCACGCCCGCGGCCGCCGTGACCGGATAGAATGTCTTGCCCGACCGGTCCGTGACTTCACGGATCGGAGTCTCGCCCCCGCCTGCCGATTTGCCCTGCAGGACCGGATTCGAGAGGTCCGCAAGGACGTGCGCGCTGACGATCGTAACCTCCCCGCCGGCCAGCTTAAGCGTTACGGCATAGCGGCGGCCGTTGTATTTCGAGTCGAAAACGAGGTCGATGCCGCCGCTTTGCGTCACCGGTCCCACCTCCGCGACCTCGACGAACGCGCCGCCCGACGCCTGCGTGACGACAAGCATCCAGCGGTACCGGCTCCGGTTCGCGGCGTAGAGCTTATACATTTCATTGACCTCGGAAACCGCCGTAGTGACGACCAGCGGGAAGCCCTGAGCCTCGGCCCCCAGCGTCGCGGCGAGCGTGAGATCGACCGTGGCGCGCTCGGCGCGCTCCAAATCCTGATCGACCCGCTCGCCGGGGTATTGCAGTGTGTACGTGTCTGCCATTTCAATGCTGTTTTTTCATGTTCTTCACTCTGTAAATTTACTCCAATGTATGAGGCACATCGCCTATCCCTCCTGCGTGACCTCGACGTTGTAGGCCACCGTCTCGCCCGTCTCCGTGTTGTGGTACTCCATCGCCATCGTACCCGTTCGGGCTGCTCCCGTCTCGTTCTTCTTGACGGCAAAAGCCTGTCCGTGTCCGATCGGCATGTTCAGCCGCGGTTCTGCAGTGCCTTGGCACCATTCGGGCATCGACAACAGCACCAAATCAACGCTGCCCGTGTTCTTGATAGCGACCAAGTGGGCCGCAGATGTCCACGGAAGGGCTGTTGTAAAACTTACGCCCGGCTGATTTAAACTATGCAGTACTACATTTTTATCATACGTGTAGTCCTCGCTGCCGGCCGGAACCTGAACGATATTTTCATAGACATCATACCCATCTCTTGCGGCCACTATGCCCAGTGGGAACGCATCGGTAGTCACGCCGGGAACCGTTGCCTGCACTCGTCCCTGCTTCGTGCTGTAGTAGGTTTCCTCACCCGCATCGGTCGTGTAGAGCACCGCCACCTCGGCATCCTCGATAAGCGTGTCGTTTTCATTCACGACCGAGAAGTCCAGAACGAGGTTGCGGCTCGAATTACGGAGCGTAACGCTGCCCTCCCACGAATATTCGTCCGTACCCGCGGGGATCGGGATTTCGGTCGTGAAAGCCTTAAAGCCCGGTTCGGAAACCGTGACTTCGAGATTGAAGGCCAGCACCGAAGCGCCATCCAGCACGGTTTCGATGACATCGTAATAGGCGAAGCCGATATGTCGCTTCGTACCGTCGGCACCCTGCCAGTAGATATGCGTCTGGTCCGCGGAGACAGGGGCGCCCTGCTCATCGAGGATCGAGAGACGGAAGCTAATAGGACGCGAAACCAGCGCGGTGCCGTCCTGATGAACCGCGACCGAGCAGCGGCCCAGACAGCCGTAGGCGTCGGGACCGAACTCCGCGGCCGTGTCGCGCTCATACTCCGTGGCTTCGGCTGAAAGCGCGATCCCGCCATACCCCTGCATCGTGCTGACGAGCCATTCCGCGCCGTCCCAACGCTTGATCGGGAACAGACCCGGTGTGACCGTGAGTTCTCGACGGCCCCCGATGACGGGAAGTTCCACTGTCGTAGGGGTCAGTACGAAGTCCGATTTCTTGATGAGCCGCATTTTGAGACCGTACCCATCCTTTACAGACACGGAAAAATGTTTGAGTACAACGGATGCCGAGGCTTCAAAATAAATCTCTTCCCCTGCCGGCACCTTCAACGTTCGGCCATTAGAATCCAAAAGCACACGGCCAAGAGAATCTACAAGCGTCAGCGGCTCGGCATACTTCATCGTAAATTGCATCTGCGTACCGGCAAAAGAATCCTCCCATGCGTCCGCGGATTTTTCGTAATTCCAGATTGCCTCTCCGTCATGGTCCGTATGGAGGCTGCCCAGATCGACATTATTATGGCTGACCACGATACGAATATCCGGAATAGCATTACCAGTGACAGCATCAACAACCTTTATCCGGAACTGGATCGAATCTTCGGGCATCTCGATCAACCCTACACTGTCTTCGAAGGGCACAACAGACAAACGACTGCCGCCCGCTTCATACGACATTACGCAGACATTGGCCCCGCAGACAGCGACATCGCTATTCCGATCGATCTCTATTCGGCAGTGTTTCTTACTCCTCAGGTCGTAGGCTGACAGATAAGACATACTGTCAGCGTCGATTTTTGCAACGGCAATCGAACTGTTCGCATCGGCCGTAACGATCGGTCCCGCCCCCTCACTCAAGATGTACAGCGTTTCTGTAAATTTCAACTCTCCACCGACACGCCGGCGAACGCTTGTTGGAGCGCGAAGAGCAGTAATATCCTTGAGTACGATCAAAGAGTCGGAGACTGCAAGAGTTTCTACGGGCGCCGCCGTCATCGGATTGGATTTGTCGTCGATCGCCAGCAGGACATCTGCCGGGTGCAATTCGTAATTATGCCAATAGGTATTGGATGCCGTGTGGATCAAATAGCCATTCGCCATTAATGACATGCCGGTTGCGGCAACATCGAAGGTGTCCTGCGACTCCAATTCGAAGGCATCGGTGAAAACCGTAACCGTGACCTTCCCCGCTTCCGATGTCGCGTCATACGACACCCACACCTTGCGGGCCGCATCGTACAAAGCCGTATCATATTTCAGCACATCGGTTGTGTTGGAATCCAAGTGCGAAAGGACTTCCCCGACATTATCCACTGCGTACAGGTCCGTATCACCCACCTGCAGGACAACGGCATTGAATCCTTTGCGGATATTCAGTTTGTCGGACCGATAAGGCAATTCCGTCACGGCTCTGGTCTCCGTGTCGAACAGTTCGATGCCGTAAGGGGCGTTTCCAGTACGCAGGAATAGCGTACTATGCAATGCCGCAAATATTCGCTCGTTATTTGTAAACGTCCGGATATGGGCCAATTCGAGCGGCTTCAAGACATGATTCATGTCGATCAATTCGCGCAGCTGAACTTTATACACCTGCCGCGATGCAATCAACTCCCACGAATTGACATAGTAGATCGCCTTGGTGAACAACCAGTCGCGGAAAAGAGAATTAAGATCGACGGCAAACGGGCAGCGCAATTCACCTCCGCCCAACTGCCGATCTACATTCGCCCGCAGACGTCTGATGTCGTCGGCAAGCATATCCATGATAAATCCCCGTTCGGTGCGGGACACCCACGAAACAATAGGCGCTCCCGCCGAGTCTGCCAAAACGTTAGGCAGCACGGCCTCGGCATTGGCATTGTAACCCCCGTCACGGATCGGCACATCCCAGCTGCATTTATCCGAATTCAACGATGAAACAGATATTTTTGACGAGTAGGGGTCTATACTGTTTTCGCCGAGGCTTGCATCAATGCTAATGTTAGAAACTATTACATGAGTAAACCCATAAGCACCGGCAACACTGAGTCTGGAGGGCTGCATCACCAATCGTATGTACAATTGGTAATCTTCGTTGCGGTAATCATCAGGGAAAGTGGTAATCGTAGTTTTGAGGGTCGCACTCTTTAATTTATTAAATGCCGTATATGGATATAAATAGTTACCCTTTCCTGCAGAAGCATCGACGGAATAGTTGTATTTAAATTCCCCGACCGATTCTACCCAAGAACCAGACGATTCATCCCATTTATACGAATGCGATTGTGATTTTAGCAAGACTGCAATTTCACCGATAACACTGTCTACAGTAACAAGGTTGTACAAATCAAACGAAAATTCTAAATTGATAGAATTGACAGGAGTGATTTTAAAAGGAATTTTCAAAGAAATGTTACTAACACCTGCGCCATAAACGATAATGCGATGCCCGACCGACAAAAATCCCGCAATATTTTGCCGATCAACCCAATTATTACCATTGTAATACTCTTCAAGGCCCAGATTATGATCTACAGAAGGTGTTTTTACCTCCGCATATTTGTAGGGAGCCAGCAGATTGAGGTCATTCGAGGTATTCGCGTCGCAGCTCTTGTGCCACATGTCATGCAGCACGGGCCGGTTCTTGGTTTTGAAAAACGCCGCCGGCCTTACCTGCCCGCGCAACGATATGATCCGGCGGACGTGGAACACGCCGTCGGCCTGAAATATCTGACCGCCGAAAGACTGAACGCATATTTCCAATGCGTTGAGCCATGTCGGGTCTTCATACATGCCGTATATCCGTGCGCGATCTACATATACGGTTTTCAGCGACGGCGCCGTGGAATCATCCGATTCCAAGTTGAGCCATTCGCACACCGGCAAATCGAGTTCCAGACTTTCGATCGCCTCCTGCAAAAGATCGTATGCGGAGATAGTCCCCGTATATTTGGCGCCTTTTGCATCACGGAACGGCATTGCGCCGAGCAGCGACAAGCCGTCGGTTGCCGAGAGCGTAACCACATAGGGCGGGTGGGCAAACTCTTCCTTATAACTGTTTGCCGCGAGGAACCCGCGCCATAGCATCGTCTTAGAAGGACTCGCCGGATCGTCGTTCTGGTATTTGTATATTGTAATGCGGTATTTTCGCGGGTCAGTCGTGAAAAGCGACAAGTATTCCATATCATCGACGCAAAGTATTTTCAGCGTCAGAGAACACCCCTTTATCGCCGTATATTCCGGATCGTCCGTGCCGCCTTGTTTCAGTGTGAACACATCGGCATACGGACGCATCATGGCCGCGTACGTCTCGCTGGTATTGGCATTGCCTCGTTCTTCGATCTCGATACGGTAAAGCAACCGATCGCGCATCTTCGACCGATAATCGCAATAATATTTGAGTCCGTACGTCGCCATTATACACCCGCATTTATATAGCTTACTTTAGCATCCTCACGGCGTATCGACAACAGCAGATCAGACCCGCTTAGCCGGAACTGCCCGCCGATGAATTCGATCGACTGCCGCCCCAAACCGTACTGCCTGAGTTTCGACAACGGAGCAATTACTTCGGGATCGCTTCCTGCGCCGCGGTTGTCCCCGACAAGCGCCATAGTCGGACCGTAGGCAAGGCCGCCGTTTGCAAGGGCTATCCCCTTGTTGGCTCGCTTGTTAAAAGATGATATGAGCGCACTACCCATAGCAACAGCGGCGATACCGATTGCAATCGTAGCATATGGGTTTGCAAATGATTTTTCTACCGATTTTTTAATCGCTAACATCATTGTGCCCAAGCTGATAACCTGTTTGCCTATAGATTTCAAAAAGCGACCGATAAGCCCCCCTATGTTGCCTAATAAATCCTCAAAGGTGCTATCTCCCCCCAACAAGTCTCCAATACTTTCGCCGATCGTTATCGCGGCATCTGCTGCAAATTGCTGAATGACCGTCCCAAAATCAAAAAGGGCTTCTTTCGCTCCTTTTTGCAAATTTTCCATATTAGTCCTGAAATTTGCAATCGCGTTATCCCAAATTTCAGTTGGCGGATTAATCGCATTCGGATCGAATTGCAATGGAGTAATCTTCCCCTGCAACAGGCCGCTCGTGTTCCCGATAATACTTCCGCGCTTACCGGTGTTTTGCAACTCTTCAAGCTTAGCCCGCAACTTCTCTAATTCGAGATTCAGATTATGTATCTCATAGGTGTTAAACGTGCTCTTTTTCGCCTCTTCGAGTTTGCTGATTTTATCCTGCAACTCACCTATCAGGCCCGTTGCTTTTTTCGTTCCCGAATTTTCCTCTGTTGTCGTCGTAATTGTCGATTTGGCAGCGGATGCCGCTTGTTTTTTTATCTCGATCAGGCGTCGAATGGCCTCGATTTCGATTTCAAGCTGCGCGATCTCCTCCTTCGATTGCCGAATGCGTTCGGGTTTCTTGGGATCGTAGCCATTGCTTTTCTGATCGTAGTAAATCCCGGTTTTCAGGGCGGAAACCCTTGCCTGTTTCCGGCTCTGCAAATCGGACAGTTGCTCAGGCGTATAGTTCCCGTCGCGCCACTTCTCGACAAGTTGATCCGCCGCGTCTGAAAAAGCCTGCTTTTTAGCCGCATTGAATCCTATGATCGCAGTCGTTACGGCTGCGATCGCCGTTGCGACCAATCCCACCGGTCCAAGCATAGCGGCAAACCCGGCTTTCAGCAGCGGCAGCATTTTGAGTACAGTTCCCAGCCCCAACGACAACGGGCCGATCGCTGCGGCCAGTCCACCAATCGCCACGATTGTAGTTTTCGTTGCAGGGGAAAGCTGCTGTAGCCACGCGACGAAGTCCTGCAACCATACGACGATCTGCTGAACCATCGGCATCAGAATCACACCGATCTGCTCACCAAGATCACCCAGCGAGTTTTTCAGTTGTTGCATGGGGCCTAAACCCGTCTCCGCGATTGCCTCGGCAAATCCCTTGTAATTCTCCAAAGCAAATTTTACGGCCGCCCCGTTTTTCAGTTCTTCAGCGGTGAACTGCTTTAATGCCGGAATACTCTCGCCCAGCTCGCCAGTCAGACCGCCGTACGTTTTTGCGAGGTTTTTAACGGCACTATCGAGCGTCATTCCAGTTGCGGCCGCCAGTTGTGCCGACGCTTCAATCGTGTCGTTTATCTGCTGTTCGGTCAATCCCAAAGAGGCCAAGAATGCCTGCTGACCGATAATCACTTCATCGCCGAGAATTGACCGGGATTGCAATTCTCCGGCTTGTTTTATCAACCGCTTCTGCACATCCTCACGGCCTTTCAAAGCCGTGAGCAGCCTTTTTTCGGCCTGCATCTGCACGTCGGCCAAATGCACGGAAGCACCCGCAGCCGCAGTCAGCGGCGCGGTGAAATATAGCGACATGGATTTCCCGAAGCCCTGCAGGTCTTTCCCCAGCGCATTGAGCTGCTTGCGCACCTCGGCGCTCATCTTCGTAAATTCGTATGAATCGGCCCCGATTTTGATTAGGAGGTCCGCTATCTTTTTTGCCATGCTTCCAATCTATTCACGCTTTCAAGCGCTTCTTTTTGCATTTGCGATAATTCTCTTTTCGTCAGCCTTCCGGCCGTCCTGCGCCGCCGCGGTTTCTCGTCCCACGGCAAAGGCAGCACCTCGGTCGGTTCTCGGCCTTTGAGATCGGTCAAAGCCGCCAGCACGACGTAACTACCCCACCGCTGGACATTCATTGCCGTCCGGTAGTCGCTCTCGATGCGCCGCATATAACCCTGCTCTGCGGCATCGAATTCGGCCAGCGTCATGTCGTCGAAATCGGAAGGCGACAATCCCATCATTCCGACGCCGACGGCAAAAAGCCGCAGATAAGTCAATTCAGGCTGTTCTACTTTCCGGCGGCGCCCCCGCCTTCGTCCGCTGCGGGCGTCGCCGTCTGAAAAACCGTACTGCCGTCTCCCACCGAGGAACGGAACATGCCGAGCAGCGTCGGAAACGCCGACATATCTTTGTCGAGCAGGTCGGCAACGTCATCCTCGGTATAGCGATGCGGCTGTCCGGACTTTCGTGCGCCCTCGGACAGAGCAACGGCAGCCACGGCCATAACCACGCGAAAAAGGCTCCCCGCAGACACATCCTGCATGGCGGACTTCTTTACCAGAGAATCGAGCGTAATGCCCATAGCGTCGGCCGTTGCCGCCATCGTGCGAATACCGAAATTGATCGGGAGCTGCTTCCCGTCTATCGTGATCTGTTGTAACATGATTGAATCGGTTTAAACGGGCGGGAGTTCCCGCCCGTAGTTATCATTTTCTAAGCGCCTACCGCCTCCAGTCCGTAACCTTTGAAGGATGCTTTGTAGGTGGCCTTCTCCGATACGGTTTCGCTGACCTCGAAGCTCTCGACGACGCATTTTGTCGTGTATTCCTTCTCGGTAGTTCCGGGAATGGCCAGACGCACGATCAGATCGACGGAAGTACCCGTAATCGCCTGCGCGATCATGTCCGGCGTGTCGAGGGTGTCCGCCGGTTCGGCACCTTCGCGGACACACACGAGACCGTCTACCGAAGCGGTGAAGGCCACGTTTTTCAACTCGAATTCCTTCCCTTTCGTGTCTTTGGTCTCCCACTCTTCGAATTCGGGCGAGATCGTGAACGTGTGCGTTTGCGCGTGATACACGCTCTTGTTGGCGCAGAGCATCGTCAGACTGCGGCCGTTTCCTGTTTTCATACTCATAGTATTTTAAATGTTAAATCGCAACTCCATATTTTTTCCTGATCGAATAGCGTGTATTCGCAATTCTGATAGTAGAACCCGAATCCCTCGACAATCCGGTGGTCCATCGCCGAAATTACTTCCCGCGCCAGCCGCACCGTCTCGGACTTGGGCCATGCACAGACGGATATTACCGTCGTCGTCGTGTCTCCGGCGCTTCCGTCGCAGGTGATGTTCGGTTCGCTGCTGTCCGTGTAGTGGATGAAGGGAGCCTGCACATCCGACGGAACCACTTCGGGATATATCTTGGATTTATCCAGCACCGTAGCCATCAATTCGACGGCTATGTCCATCGCACTCTTCATCGTTTCGTGAAATTTCTGTTTACAAAACCTTCGACGGAAGCCGCCAGCTCCCGGCCGAAAACATCAACCGTCATATCCGACGCGGCGTTAAACGCATCCAGCATGAACGGATTCGGAGACAGTCCGCGGGCGGACCGGGCAAACACCTTGTCGCCGCGGGCGCCCGTGAAGACCAGCACACGGGAACCGCCGCCCCTTGCTTTCTTGCGAGTCACGGCCCGCGGGTAGCGGGTTTTCGTCCCGTCATGGACAAAACGCCCGTAGAAAGCATTGACCTTACCTGTTTTCGACACGTCGAACACCGGAGCAACCGCCATAGGGACTACCGTCGGTACGCGGTCCTTGCGCAGCGAGATCATGCGGATAGACTTGCGCAATAGTCCGGTACGTTTCGGCGCCCGGCTCTTGGCTCCCTGCACGATCGGCCGGGAGGATTTGCGCAGCGCCTGCCGCAGCAGCTTTTTCTGCATCTGCTCCGACAATTGGCGAAGTATCCCGACCGCCTCCCTGTAGCCTTCGACCTTAATATCCAGCATTGTAATCCAGATCGTTTTTCGTAACGACAATATGCAAAGCCTTGCGAAAACCCTCCTCGTAAAGACCTTCGATCGGCCGCCTTTGCCCGTCCACCTCGACCAGCATATTCGCCGTGACCTCCTTGTTGTAGGGAATCGTCAGCACGACGCTGTTTTCATGGACGATCCGCGAAGCGAACAGGTTGGTCCGCCCTCCGTTTTCGGTCTTCGCCGCCCAGAAATGCCGCCACGGCGTAGGTTCGCTAACCAGTTCGCCGGTGCTATCCTGCCGGTCCGCAGGTCTCAGCAACAAAATTTTAGTCTTGCCAGCCATACGGAGTCATACGATAAGGGTTGAGAAGTCTTTCGACGGTCAGTGGCAATGCACCGATCGTCCGGCCGATGATTGCGTCGCCGTCGGCCTCGGACAGTGTGCCGGCCCGAAGCTGGACGGCGGCCTCGATGTTCCCCGGCAGAACGATTCCGCCGGCATCCAGAGGCTCGCGCGTTTCAGCGTCTTCATAGTCACTATATCCGCAAACCGTCTCGACCATTACACGGTTGTAACGCCGGCGGGATGACAACTGCGGGATGCGGAAAAACTCGATCAACGTACAGTCTTCCGAAGCGATCAGCTCGTAATCCTTACTGTCGAGGGTCTGTAAAACATCGTCGGTGTCGTAATACTTCACCGCCACCACGGATAAAACCGGAGCAGTCGGAATATCCACTACCTGCGTCAACCCGGCAAGTCCGAACGTCACGATGCTGCGCACGATGATTCGGTTGGTGTACCGCTCGGCAATATCGAAAGCCGCATACACGTTGCGGATCGCATTGCTGTACAGTTCACCGTCATCGGGCACTAACCGCATCTGCTCGGTAACAATTCGCTCGATAATATGGCGTGGATATTCCTTCTGTTTCCGGTTTTTCGTCATGGCTGCGTCGTATTAGGCCGAAGCGAGTTCGAGAACCTTGATCGGATGCGTACCCGCATCGTTCAGTTTGCCGTCTGCGAGGATATGCCCCATGATGCCGATCATGTTCTCATCGGCGTATTTCTCGTAGAACACGGTGATCCGCACACCGTCCACCATACGCAGGTGATAGGCTTTCGGGTTGCCGAAGGCGATGGGCTTTGCGCCGGCCGTGCCGATCTGCGGCATATCATTGTTGATGACAACAGGATAGCCGAGGATATGGGTGATCGCCCCCGTGTTCACGTCTTTCAGGAAGATCGGCGACCCGTCCGTGGTCTTGATCTTCGCAATGTTCAGGAGCGTGTTACGCGACATGATCCACGAATCCGCATACGCGCCGTCCACACTAGCGACCATATCGACGAGTTCGTCGTAGGTAACAGCGTCCTTGCTGGCGGTCGTGCTGCCGACGGGGGCGTCGCTCAGCAGTGCCGTGATGTCGTCGGTTCCGGTTCCGGAAACTGTCGCCAGCTTGTTCAGTCCCCGGCGGATGCACTGAGCAATGGCTTCGACTACCACGGCTTCGACATCGACACCCGACGTTTTCATCAGATTGATGTGGATCTTCTGAATCTTGGTGTTGTAGTCGTAAGCCTTGATCTCGGTGCCGCCGAATTTGTTCGACGAATCGTCGGTCGTCTTGCCGCCTTCCTTCACGCGCACCAGTTCGTCGCCCGTCGCGTCATACGTGGGCAGAACATACGAATCGCTCGTCTCGGTGATAACGAAGTCGATCGCATCGAGGAAGGTGCCCGTACTCTTGAGCGCCATCGTCACCTTGCTCATTACGAGCTTCGGAACGACGATCTGGTTGTTCGATGCTCCGAGGAACAGACCGTCGCGGACCTCCTGCGGCAGATCGTTGCGAGTCTTGCGGCCAGACAGCAGGTCGAAAAATGCCGAACGCAGCTCCTCGTTGCGCTTCTCACCGCGAGTCTCCTCAGTCTCCGGGGCTTTGCCGATACCGGCCGACAAGGGCCGCGCCTGCTCTGCGGCGCGCTGCTCGTCTGCTTCGAGACGCGCGATGCGCTCCGACAAGGTGTCATACTGCGCACGATACTCCTCGTACTGGGTCTTCTCTTCGGGCGTGAATGCCGCGTCGCTCCGCTGTTCCGCGGCCTGCACGAGATCGTGCATCTTTTCATGGAGCGCCGAACGCTCCTCTTTCAAACTCTTGATGCTTTTCATAATTTTGGAGGTATTAAAGGTTTTCGAATTCAGAGGCCAGAAAGTCGCGGGCCTTGGCGACTTCGAGGCTATTGTGTGCAGCTTGATTTGCCGCCGAACGCAGCTCTTCGACTGCGGTACGCTCTGCCACGGCCGACGTATTGTCGTACTTTCCGACAATGACGATTGACAGGTCATACAGCTTGGCGATCCTCTTTACGACACGCTGATCGTATTGCTGCGAGCTATTGGCCCTTTTCCAAGACCAACTATCCTCGGCCACGACAAACGCAAAGCTGCATTCGTTAATATCGCCCCGGCGGACCAGTTCCAGAATATCGTTGCCGCGCGTCGTCGTAGGTGCGTCGAAGGAGAATTTGACCCCCACCGCGTCGATTTCGATGCTCAGGGTTCCGGCGCCGTCCCGGTAACGGGCGAGCACATCCACGCAATCGGTGCCGTGGTCTGTACACATGCGCACATCGGACATATCGCACCCGACGAACGCCTGCGGGTCGATCATTTCCACCCACTCATCCCAGAAGGGCTTCGACCACTCGTTGAAACGCACGGCATAACCGCTGATTCGCCGGCTGGGTTCTTCGCCTTCGGCACGCTGCTCCACACATAGATCGGTAACGGGTACCGATCGCCGCACCAATTGATTGATCGCCTTTTCGTTATTCTGTTTCATTGTTTTGGGATTTTTTGTTTACAGGTTCCATATTCACCTGATGATAGAACTGGTCGCCGCCCTTGTAGCCGTCCATATCCTCGCTGGCGCGAATCTCGTTCGGGTTCATGGCGCCGATATAAAACATTTCCTTGTAGAAGGCGGTGCGCGCCGCTGTATCGGCCCTCAACAAACCTTTTGCGTCGATGTCGATATACGTACGGCCCTTCTCATCCTCGCGCAGCAGTTTGTCATTGAATTCCGCCTCGGTATTCACGATCCACGGCCGCAGGGTGAGGTTATAAAGTTCGAGGTTCTGCTGCTCGTTGTTCGAGTAGGTCGAATGGCTCTGATTGCCGACCATATGGGGCGGCACGCGGAATATCGCAGCGATCTCGTCCACGGACTGCAGGCGCGTAGCTATGAATTGCGCATCTTCGGGCGGAATGGTGATTGCGGTATAATCAAGCCCGTCTTCGAGCAGAAGAGGCTTGCCGACGTTCTTGGCTCCGAAATACTGCTCCGCGAGTTGCTTTCTCAGACGTTCATACGCCTCGTCGCTCAGTGTCTTATCCTTTTTGAACACGCCGGTCGTGCGGCATCCGTTTTTGTAGAACGAACGTGCGAACTCCAGCGAGTTGCCGGATGTTTCGAGCAGATCGGCATGCTGGCGAATCGGCGAGAGACCGACCAGACCGTTCATGGACAACCCTTTCAGGTGAATGACGTCCCGACTCGGAATCTTCGCATCGTTTCCGGCTATGGTGTAGTAAATATCGTCGTCACCTTCCCATAACGAAACATTCCACGGCAGCACGAAGTCAAGCCGCGTCGGCCGCTGCATCACATCCCGCTCGGTGATGAACGCATAGGCATTTCCCCTAAGACACACCGACGCCATCATCGCCCGCCGGAAAACCACCCCGTTCATCTTCGGATTCGGCTTCATCAGCAGCCGGGCGACGGGATGATCGTACAATACCTGCCGGCCGCTGTCGGTCCGCTCTTTGACGTGCAGGGGCAACGTAGACATCGCCCCCGACAACAAGTCCACACACGCCCACACTGTCGATATTTTCAATGCGAAATCGGTGTCTACTTTCGCCTCCCCTCCCATTGTATTGAACATCCGGCGCTCGTAAAAGACCGGAAGCCCAAAGCGGAGAGCGGCGCGTGCAACTATGTTTCTGATAATTCCCATGTATGGCGGTTTTGCTATACAAAGGTTCAGAAACAATTTTCGGAAAAAAGGTTAACGCCGTTAACTTTCGTAGGTTAACGGCATTAACTTTTTAACAAATCGGCCTTTTACCGCCGTTTGGCGGGGGTGCCCATGCGGCGTTTGCACCACTGACTATACGCACTTTTGAAACTTTCGTAGCCTTTGAAGCGGCGGCGGCCCACAATTTCGACGTATTGCCGTTCGGCCGCTTCGTATGCCTGTTCGTTCGTTTCATAATATGCCAGCATGTAAACATAGCGTTCGTAGAATCCGGCGGAAGTCGATATGAAACGCGAAGTATTGGCGTCGAGTTGCGGAGGTGTAGAGGTGGTTGATTCTTTCATAGTCGTATATTTTTGTTAATCGAATGTTCTCAAACCGCGGCTTTCGTAGACCGAGGGTGTTTCCGGGTCCCGGAGGGCGCTCATGTATTCGCCGTGCGCCATGATCGCCGCGACAATGCCGTCGATCTTTTCAGGGCTTTTGTTTTTCAGAGGTTTTATGTTGTCGTTGGCATCACGGTAGACGACTACATTCGACATCTGCCAACGCAACACGGGATTGCCGAAGTGCTCATACTCGCCCAGCCGCACAAGACGCTCGAAATCTTTGGTCGGCGGCGATATGTTCGCTATCGACTGTTGAAAACCGTCCATCGGGAGTCCGTCGGCGAGCAGGTCGATCACCAGCTGCGACGAATTCCATCTGTCATATCCGATTTTGAGGATATTGTATGTCCCGGCGATTTCGTTGATGTCAGCCCGTATAACATCGTAGTCGGTGACATTTCCCGGCGTAACCTTTATGTACCCCTGTCGCTGCCAGACCTCGATATTGATATTCTCACGCAGCATTTCCTGCCGGTTGCGATATTTCTCTTCGGGAATCCAGAACCATACGAGCACCTGCGTCCGGTCGTTTTCGTGGAACTCCAGCGCGAACGACGAATAGTCATTGACGGCTCCGAGGTCGAGACCGCCGTAACATTCGCGCCCGACAAGTGACGCCGGATCGGTCGTGCTCCTGCAGGCGCGCCAAACCTCGTCGTTGATCCACGTGTCGGCAGCCTGCACCCACATATTGAAATTCTTCGTCAGAATGTTCGTTTCCTGTTCGGGCTTCGTACGGATGTTGTTGTACTGCTCTATCAGGTATTCGGGAATCACCGAAGCCCCGTAACACGGATTAGATTTATACCACATGTTCGGATCGGCCAGTTCTTCACGCTTATCCTGCGTGTAAATCATCACGAACAGCGTATCGTCTTCGATGATCCCGGACAGCAGTTTCAATGCGCTCGTACGGTAGGTATAGCATGCCGATGCGAGATTGAATCCCGCCGTCGTGATGATACACATAAGCGGCTGCCGACGCGCGCCCATCGACGATTTCATAACGGCATAGACTTCATCGGTCCGGTGTGCATGGAACTCGTCCAAGATCGTGCAGGAAGCGTTTTTACCATCGAGCGTCTTGGCGTCGGACGACAACGGTTTGAATACGGACCCATTGTACTCATAGACGATTGATCCTCCGGCCGACCGGAATACCTTCGCCCGCTTCGAAAGCGTGCATTTATCGACCATCTGCTGAGCAGCACCAAAACACTCACGCGCCTGATCGCGCGTCGTGGCGCACGAATAGACCTCTGCGCCGGCTTCGCCGTCTGCAAAGAGCATATACAGACCGATCCCCGCAAGAAGCGTTGTTTTACCATTTTTTCGCGCAACCTCCAGATAGAATTCCTTGAACCGCCGATACCCGTTCGCCGAACGGCGGAAGCCGAACACGTTCCACAGCACGAACTGCTGCCACGGCTCCAGCGTGATCGGCCGGCCGGCCCATTCGCCTTTAATATGCCGCAACGATTGGATGAAGTTGATGCACCGCTCTGCGGCACGAGCATCGAAATACCAACCCTTTTCGACGGACTGATCCAAGTCCCGGTAATACCGCTCGACAGCCTGACGAATATACTTGCATACTACGACACGGCCGGCCATGACGTCGGCGGCATACTGTTCGGCCGGGTGTATTTTCTTCTCTCTTGTCATTTGAAAAACTCTGCAAACTGATCTTCTTCCTTCTTCGACTCGTCTTTCTTGCCGCCCGCGGTCGCATCGAAATTCCGACGGGAAACGGGCGACAATCCGAACTGCGCCCCGATCTTATTGACCGTGTCCAGCGAATCCTTGAACATTTTGGCCGCAGGGTGCAGAGTGCGCGTCACCCCCTTATCTGAAACAGACTCAACAAAATAGCCGTACTGCGCAATATCATCGTTCGCCGCGATCAGATTCGCATAGGCCGCCGCGTACGCTGCCAGCAGAGGCAGATCGAGTTTCGTCAGAACCTTCCACGAAATCAACATCTTTGACGTGGTGTTGTATATCTTGCGAGCTTCGTCCGTAAGCCACGACGGCGGCGTGGTTTTGGTTATCGGCTTGCAAACTCCCGCAGCGGCAGGTGCGGTACCTTGCACCCGGCATTTTTTCAGCGTTCCCTGCAGGGCTTTTTTCTCATCGGGTATCGGTTTTCTTCCCATATATTTCACTCAAAAAGTTTTCAAATTTTGGACGTGTGTACAGAATATTGTGGGGGCGGTTGTGTTTCGGTCAGGTCACAGCGATCTGCACCCCCTTCCCCTCTGCATTGTATTTCAACTGCTTACAACGTTATGACAACATGCAATCCAAACATCATTTGTGACAACTTATGACACATAATCGTATCATATAAAGCACGGAAGTAATTATATATACACACCTCACCTCGTAATCTGCTGCTGTTGTTTTATTGCTTTTTCAACCAATTTCGACGGCGAGTTCCGCAACAGCATGCGGGCATGTACTTCCTGAGCATAGATGCGTGTTGTATTCGTCGTCGTATGGCCCAGCATATCCCGCACCGTCTCCAAGTCCGCTCCGGCCTCAACCATCATTGAAGCGCAGGTATGTCGCAGCGAGTGTGCCGTAATGTCGGGTCGGTTAATCCCTATAGCAGACAAACGCTCATGCACGATCTGACTGATAGAAGTACGCAGGAGCCGCTGCGGCTCCTTCCGATTCTCTCCGACAAATAGCGCATCGCCAGACTTCAAATCACGATCTGCAATATAATCAGTGAACAATTCGACAATACTATCCGGCAAAGCCATAGCCTCAACCTTCTCATGTCGGCCCTTGCGTTGGATATACAAGATCGGAATACCCTCGTCCGTTCGGTTGAAATCTTCGATATTGATGCGCTCCACCTCGCACGTGCGAAGCGCCAACAACAACATCAATGCAATCATCAATTTATCGCGCCGGCCTTTACGAGTCGAAACATCGATCGAATCGAGCAAGCGGGCAGCATCGCCCGCAGTCAGCCGGCCCTTGCGATGCCCCTTGTAACGTACAGAGGATCGGATGCCGTCCCCGATACTGTCATAATATCCGCGTTGGCCGCAGTATTTATAAAACAGCCGGACCGCTGTCACATAGCTGTCAACTGTTAGCGCGGTTTTACCCTGCGACTCCAGAGCCTGTTTATAGTTAAGCAGATCGACACGGCGCGGCATGCGCGGGTCGCAACCGCGCCCATGCAACCAACGAAACCATAGCTGTACCTTCGTCCCGTAACTTCGGCGAGTTGTAGCCATTACGTCGATATTGGCCAGCCATTCGGCAATAATCTGATTGATCGTTGCGCTCGTTTTCATAATTTCGATTTATGGGCTTCTGCACCGCTCTTCCTATTGTGGCATTTGGCGCATAGGCTTTGCAGGTTGTCCATGTCCATTGGTGCGCCCCCCTCATTAATCGGCACAATATGATCGACTACCGTAGCGGGAGTAACAACACCGCCCCTCCGGCACTCTTCACAAAGCGGCTCCGCATTCAATTTTTGTAGCCGCAGACGTCGCCAGCGGGAAGATCGGTAGAAATCACCGTTATCATGTAAACGGCGTCCCTGAATTATGCGCGGCGGAAGATAGCCGCGCCGCGTCGGCTTCGGAATAGTTGGCATGGTTATTTCTTTTCTGTTTCATCCAATTCAGCAAGGAGGGCGTCGGCAAGGGTAATCGTAGAACGAGCAATTGCTACGACAGCCGGCATGTCCTTGTATTCGTCTTTAACCTTCGCACCAGTAGTAATAGCAGCATGGAATACGACCGGCATTATTTGCCCGGCATACACCCGCCGCCAGTACTCCCGGTCAACTGGTAAGGATTCCTTACAAGTTGGGTTATCAACTGTCAACTTTTCTTTGACAGTTGGCCCGTACTCTCCCCGCGCCAGCTTCTCGGCGTAGTCGTCGTCACGCATCATAAGGTCCTTTCTAGTTGTCTCGTCACGTATTAATTCTCCGTTTTCAGTATAAAACTCCACAGCTTCATACTCCCCCTCATTCAATAGGGCCATGATTCTGGTGTCAACTGATCCTCTTCGGTCATAACATATAACTCTTGCGGTTTTCCCCTCCCTCGTGCACACCGGCGCGCCTCCTATGGCGGCCGATAAATCGAAATTCTTCATACTATTTCACCAATTCATAAAGTGTTTTATCCTTCGCTATCGTCCCGATTTTCACCCGTCCCGCCTCTTCTTCGGTGTCGAACTTTAGCACCATTTTTTCACGTATTGGACATCCATTGTCCTGCCAAATTGCATCGACCATAAGATGCCACTTCCCATTCCAAAATGCGGGTCCCCCGAATATCTCGGCCACGTAAGCGTATATTTTACGGGTAACTATTTGACAGATCAAGTCGCTCATTTCACCAATTCAAATTCGTAAACCACCACCCACGGATTCGATTTCCACGTTCCCCGACCGGAAACCTTGTCGATCAGCGCGGCGAAGGCTTGGCGGGGAGTGTCAAATTCAACGGCTGTTCCCTTTTTCTCGTCGGCAAACCCATACGTGGTGGTATCTGTGGATTCGTACCACGATTCGGAAATGCCCTCACGAAAACAGTCGTCGTCCGAAATATCCTGCAAGCGCTCGCAACGGATTCCGGTGATGCGGATTTGGTGGGGCATATATTTGGCACTTACAAACATCTTATTACGCCAGCCAGCGTGTTTTTTCGCATACAGCATGCCTTCTATGCTGTATTCCGGATCAAATCCTGCGGCTTCATAGATCTGCGCCACGGCCACGACCTCATTGACCCCGTATTTCGGCAATATCACATCCCCATTATTCCTTTTTGCCCATCCGAAGTTGTCAGATAAAAAGTCCGGTTGCGGAATTATTATCCGTCGCGTCATGGTCTTTCGGCCCTCAATGACCGCATCCGTCAGTCCGTAGCGGTCGTTAAACATAATCTTCTTCATGGCTATTCTTGTTTTAGGTTGTTCAGTCTGTCGATCTCGGCGGCGATGATAGCACCTGCCTCGGCAAGCAAGTTCACCGCTTCTACATTTTTGGAAAGGCGCGCAGAAAATTCAACCAGATTCTCTGCGCGCGCAACCATGTTGCATGCCCCCTCCAATTTGCCGCGTGATGCAAATATTTTAGCGCGTTCCTCCGCAATCAGTTCGATTCCTGTTTTCATTTTTTCTTTTTTCATGGCTCAATCATTTTCGTCGTTATCATCATCGGGATAGCTCACATCCTCATAGTCCACACAGAAGCTGATGATGTCCCGCTCCTCGTCAAACATTCCTTCGTCCCTGCACTGCTCGTATTTCCGGCAGTTATAGCAATAACAGTCGTTTATCGGTCTGTTGATTTTCATGGCTCAATCAGAATTGATTCAACTTGCCTATCTCCGCCTTTAGGCGCAATTCTGCATCGCGAATGTTACGCTGCAATTCCTCCATCCGCCGGAACTGCTCTTCGTCCAACCGCGGACATCCCCGCAGCCAGCTGTCGTAGTTCGGGGTTTCTAATTCACCGTTGGCGATTGCCCCAACACGCATACAGTAGTCATAGTACTTGATGTATTCCTCCTCCGGAGCGTCCCGGTCGATGTCCGTCAACATATCGGCCATACTCACGAATAGATCGCCGACTTCTGCAATTCCTCCGGGGTCGTTGCCTACCCACGCAGCCGGATCATAGTCGTAGCCGTGCTTTTCGCAGAAAGCAGCCAGATAGGCGTTGCAGGCCGCATTGTAATTCAGTCTCAGTTCCTCGCGTGACATTCCATTTGCCGTGAATGTCTTGCTTTCCCTTTCTGCGATCATCTCAATTCCTGTTTTCATGGGATTCTATTTCTTTTTTGAGTTCTTCGATTGATTTTCTGACCCGTTCGTGCATCTCCACGGCGCGATACCCAAGCCAAACAGTGACGATTCCGAGGATTGAAAGCAGCACCCACGCTATGATTTCAGTCTTCATTTTTTATATCCGTTAGACACTGTCCACTCAATCCGATTGCACAGAAGTTCTATCAGGTTATCGCCCATTTCATCCCCAATATTATCGGCTTCTAATTGGGTAAGTACGGGGGTGTAACAGAATCTCCATCCACCACCAACCACTGCCTTCAACGTCAGTTCGTAGGTGTTGTGGGCGTCCTGAATTACATTAGGAAGTACCTTCCCCAGCAGGTCGGCGACCGTGAAGGCGGGGACATAGTAATTCGGGTACTTATTGTGCAGAACGCGCCTTGTTTCCTTATCTGTGTTCCATATCTTCAATCGGGCGCAATCTTCGTCCATTTCCCATACCATGCTCGCCTTCTCCGCGGGCACTCCCAGTTCGATCAGCCGCTTCGACTGCTCGATGCTCGTTACTTGGTCTTTCATATCACTAACTGTTAAATCTCAACATGTTTTCAAATATCCCCATCATCGGGGCCTTTACTATACTATTTCCGGCCAGCTTGTACTGCTGGGTATCGCTGATTCCCGCAGCTTGTATCTTGTTAATGTCGCTGTCCGAAACATCCATCAGCCGCAAACACTCGCGGGGCGTAAGACGGCGGATGCAGTCGTCATAGTACAGCAGATTGTTTTGTTCCCACGCGCTGCCTGTAATCGTTCCGGGAATATCAGCTTCGCCGCCTTTGTTGAAGCCGCGTCCCCGCATCAGGATTTTCGGTTCAAGCCCGCCACCCGATTTCGTCGTTATCGTTGGGCTGATGCCAGTCGGATCGTATACCCGGTATTGCTGTCGGTTCCAGTCTGTTTCCTTTGTCGCACCGATCTGAATCACTTTATCCGTGTCGCCGTTTACATTCGTCCATTTTTTAATGCCTCTCTAATGACTTTCAACTCATTTTCGTACAAATAATACTTCTTGTCCACCTCCAACTCCAGTACGTCTTTCAGCCGCTTTTCCAGCCGAACCGGATGCGGAAACTCATACCAGCATCCGTTAAGAATGGAGAGCATAAACACACGTTCCCGGTTCTGCGGGACGCCGTAATCTTTGGCGTTGAGTATTTCCGTATAATTGACATAACCGAGCGAGCGAAGCCACGATTCCCATTTGAGAAACAGCGGGCGATATTTTTCCGACACGAGGGCTTTCACATTCTCCATCAGCAGGAATTTAGGACGCTTGGCCGCAATCGGCCGACGGCATTCCCATAACAGGGATGAACGGGTGCCCGAATCTTCGTTGAAACCCTTCTGCTCTCCGGCGCTGCTGATGTCGGTACACGGAAACGAGTAAGTGAACAGGTCGAAATTCGGAACGGCGTTCCAATCGATTTTCGTGATGTCGCCGTAATTTCGGTCTGCCAACTCCGGGAATACAGCATTATGGGCCTTGATCGCCCACTTGTCGATCTCCGACCAGCCCACGCACTCGTAGTCCGCGCCGATGTCCCGAAGAGCCATCAACTGACTGTCATAGCCGGAAAAACTTGTGAATACTCGTAATTTCATAGTCATTCGCATAATCCGTAATAGCTCATGCAGCTGGTCGCCGTGTCGTCGTCGAACAAACTGCCCGTGGCGTGCTGCCATTCGACATAGCGAACAACATCGTATATGTTGGGGTACTGGTTGCCGCTGGTGATTGCGTGGGCAGGTATTTTGTTCGGGCCGAAAAACGATGAATGAAACTCCGTTTCAAGTGTGGCGATCTGTTCGATTCGCTCCGGGTTCTGGCGCGATATGTTCAAGATATCCCGCTGATTCGCCATCACACACGGCCAGCAGCCGACTCGCCTGTAGCCCATCCGGTATAGCGGGTTCGGCTCCAAACCTGCGTCGAGGATGTAATCGATCACCTGCAGCGCCGACCAGTCGAACACAGGCCGAAGCAGATCGTCGGCGAACTTCTCCCGAAATGCCCGTACCTCCTTGCCCCGATAAGTGTGTTTTTTCGGTTTGCCTTTTTTATCGTAACCGTAAGGCTCGAAATAGTACTTGAAGTACGTACATTGCGCCTGCATCTTGGCCCGGCTGGCCGATTCTGCTGCCCGGATGCCCTGTATCATCAGCATATTGTCGTGAACCTCGTCCAGCACGAAGTCGATGCAGGGCTTCGTCTTCAATTCCTGCGTGCAGAACCGCGCCCGCGTCGAGGGCCAACGCTTTTTATGCCGGGCAAGATCGACCATCCCGTCGTACTTCTTCGACTTGAGCGTCACCAAATCCAAGTGGAGTTTATCCGCGATCCGGTTGATGTACTCGTAGGTCAGCGGATGCTCCCAGCCCGTATCGCAAAATACGGTCGTGAAGTTCTTGGTGATATGCTCGCGTGTCCACAACAACGCCGCAAGGCTGTCTTTCCCACCCGAAAAGGTTACTATGACTTTCATACTCAATTGATCGCTAAAATAATTTATGTTGCATTTGATATGATACAAGCCTGTTTTTGGCTGCTTCGTAATAGTCGGGGTCTAACTCTATGCCGGTCATTTCAAAACCTAAATCGTCGCAAGCAATGCAGATTGATCCACTGCCGAGGTGAGTGTCGAGAATCTTACTGCCCGGCTTGGCATAATTGGCAAGTAGCCATTTGTAGAGCGCAACCGGCTTTTGAGTGGGATGGATGCGACGCTCATTCAAAGCCTTGTTTCCCTGTTGAATGCGGCCTTCGGCCACCGATTTGCCCTGACACATCCCGTTCCACATGAATGCGAACAGTCGAACCGTATCAATCAGACTGCAGTAAGCAATTTCACAATCCGAAAAAGAACTCCGCCCGTTTACCTTATCCCAAACTATACGACCAGCCCCGAAAGGGAAGCGAAAATAGTTGCACCCCCAAATAATTTGCGCTTTCGACACACGCATCAATTCAACGAAGTAGTCATTCTCTGGAATGGTCCAATGCTTCACCTCATAGAATGGTCGTTTGACGCCCTTCGAGGATTTGGAAGCCCCGTAATAACCAAGTTTATTCGGACCGTCAAAATACGGCGGGTCAACAATCGCCAGATCGAACGAATTGTCCGCCATGTCCCGCAGAATATCCATACAATCGGCGTTGTGCAGTGTGATATTACCAAATTGATCTTTCATCCTCATTGCTCGTTAAAGTTTAACCGAGGGGAACGGCGTGACTGCTCCGACATATGCGGGCTTTCGATGCCTTCGAATTCGACAAGGCGGATATAGGTGTCGGTGATCGTATTCCCTCGCTGTATTATCCCGTCATCTACAAGTTTGTCCAGCACTCGCGCAAAGCCCTCGCGGGTCAGCACCTGCGAAACATGCAGGTAAACTTTGTCGCCTATCAGCAACGCATGATCCGGATGACGGCATGCTGCCCGCTTGCGAGACTGAATGTCCCGAATAACGCGCAAAACCATTTGCGCCGGCGTGAGTTGTTTGGTGCGTCTGAACATAGCCTATTCTCGTTTGTCGTTGCGGTTCTTTATTTCCCAGTCCTGCCGGAGCCACTTTTTGATCGTCAGGTATACCGATGCAGAAGTGTTTTCGATCCCCTTGCGATTTGCCATCGCCTCGACCGTGCGCATCAGGTCTTGTGATTCGTATTGGCCTACCAAGGCCCGCGCCTGCCACGTAATCAGCGGAGTGTCCATCTTCATCTGCAGGTCGCCGTAATACATCCATATCAGCACGAGAAACCGATATTCCCTTTCGAGGGACATCCATACGTCCGACGCTTCGCTCCAGCATCCGGCCCGCCACAACTTGGCATGAAGCCGTCGAGCATCCTCGCGCGTGTCCGCTTGCGCGCACGCGATTTTAAAGTCTCTTACCAGTTGTGGTATAGTGTTATCTCTATCCTGTATATCTCCTGTATTACTATACTTTTCTATATATATTGTTTCATTCGGTGTTGCAGGTAGTGTTTCAAGTGGTGTTTCAAACGGCGTTTCATCCTCCGGTGTATTGCAATCCCATTTATCATAATCACAAATAGTTATCAACGTTTTCCCCGTTTCAACCGTTGTTTCAATTTGTATTCGGATGCTGTTTCGCTGACTGTTTCTGAGCGATTGAAGATACCGGAACACCGTTGCCGCCGACCAACCCCATCGATCGGCCAAATAACGCATAGAGGTGAGCAGCTGCCCGCGCATAAGCACGACATCGCGGGTCTTACAGTGGACAATCCGACCGTCGACGTATGCGGCCATGTAAAGCAGGTCTATTTGCGCTTCTACTTTACCAAACACGCGCTTCGACATCCACTCGTCCGACGCGAACAAGTCCCGCGGTATCTTTAAATATCCGGCCATATTATCTATCCCCCACAACGACCTGAAGGCACGTATACCCGGCTGCTTTCCACGCCTCGGCCATAGCGGGACTATCCTCCAAGACAAAGGATGTCGCATTGCGTTCCGCCGCCGTCGTTTCCGCAACAAAACTGTCGATCTTCGACTCGACGTCGGGCCGCTCGTCGGAGGAAGCGCGCATTATCAGCGTATAATCCCGCGGCGACATCGCCAAATGCCGCTGAAGCCATAGCTGGGTCTGCTGGCGCACGCACTCGCTCCGGGAGGTGCAGAATATTATCGAATAGGTCCTGCTGAGTTCCCGCACCAATCCGCAAACTTCAGGGATCGGCTCGTCGTCGAACTTGTCAGCGTAGAATCGCCTCCAGTCTTTCGGTTCCTGTTCGATATACTTCCGGCGCTCGCCGACAACGGACAGAGTGCCATCAATATCAACTACCACAATATTTTTCATAGGCTATCTGGTATTATTTCATCCACTTGAAAGGGTTCGGCATACATTCGAGCTTGATCCGCGCCTCGCGGTCAATCTGTCTTCTATGCAATCCAAGACGCTGTATCTTACATTTAACAGCCGGGGCAACCCGCCCCATCCGTTCGGCTATACTCTCCGGAGTATGGCCGGCCATGTAGAGTTTGGTTAATAAGCGCTCTTCCTCCGGGCGCCAACGTTTGTGATATATTTCGTTCATAATAATTTCATCGAAAAAACGACGGCGGGCCTCACGGCAGGCCATCGCTCCGGCTGGTAAGCCATTTAAAGTACAAGCAATCCTATTTCGCAAAGGATTTGGTTTTACGGGCACGCCGGGGCGTGGTCCATATATTTTCCGATTCGCCGTCGGATAGGTAGTGCGCGTTCAACTCATTGCGCGAGAAATAAAGCAGCCCGCCCGTTTTGTGGAACGGAACCTGTCTCCGACACACTCGCTGGGCCAGCGCCTCGCGCGTCGTGTTCAGATACTCGGCAGCACGCTCTATATCCATGATCTCGTCGGCCGGCTTCGTAAGCTGCGCCACCCTTTCGGCAATCATATTTATCTCGGTTATCGAAAGCATATCAATCGTAGATTATGTATTCATATTCATTTCTCCGCCCGCAGCGCCCCCTGCGCGGCATGCGTTCATAATCGCCGCCGCAAAAAGTATAGGTACAGAACAGCATCAGCAGGCAGGCGGCGCCGATGCGTCGGCTTGTGTCTTTCAGGTCAATATTGAAGTTTTCGCAGAACCACCATGCGACGAGGGCGTTTATCGACCGGCGACCGATCTTCTCGTAGATATTCTGCGTGTGCCGTATTACGGTGTTGTAGGATATGCACAACCGGGCAGCGATCTCTTTCCCGATCAGGCCGTCCACATAGGCACGAGCTACCCGCGCTTCGGCTCTCGACAATATCGCATCGGTCTTCATGACTACTCACCCCACGGGTCCGTTACGTCATACTCGGCAAAAACAGCCTCAACATCCCGCACATCATCGACCGAATATGTCACCTTGCCATCCCGGCGGTTCGCATATGCCTGACGGGTCGTGATGCGCAGCTTCTCCATGATTGCGGCCCTGATCGCGGCAATATCTCCGTGCCGCGCCGCACGCAATCCCTTGTTGAATGATAGTGTTGTCGGAATTTCCATTACGTTACCGATTAATTTTTTGTTAAAACTCTTTACCCCGCGCCCATACCTGCATTGCATTGTTTCGTACTGGTGCGTGCAACCTGCTATCCTCTACAAGTCCGCATCCCCGGTTTCCCGGATACAGCGTAATGACTGGGCCGACTCCCGAAATCGTAACTCGTACGAATCCGTTTACGGTGGCAAAGCGACCTCACACGCTCACATTGACCTATGCCGTATAACTTGCCTACACGTTCCAAGCGTGGCGGATATAGCCCCAGCCAACCGCAGCTACTCGGCTTTTTGCATCTCTCACAATAGGTGTCCCGCAGCACGTTTTCCAGCAATCTCGGTGACAGGAGTCGAACCTGTCGCGGGGTAAAGAGCAATTAGTTTCTCCTGTGTTACAGGTTTTCCTTGAATTTTTTATATATATTTGCTATTTACTTCTTGTTAATTCCGGTGTACCTTTGCGGTATATTTGAATTAACACAATGCAAATATAAATCATATTTAATCAAACAGCAAGAAAAATGATTAATTTTTAAATCTAAAATATTCAACAATGAACGAACGAACTAATTTTGAATATTTTATAAGTAAAAATAGATTAAAGAAAAAGGATATTGCTGAATATTTGGGCGTATCTTCAGCTTTTATTACGGCTTTATGTGCGGGTACCAGACCTATCCCCAGCGACAAATTTGATTTAATTAAATCAAACACCTTGTGGGACACTACAATGTTTTCGGAGGAAAAAGTTGGAGTATCAACCGCAGATAAATCCATTGTTGAACACAATAACATTCGCTATTGGATAGATGTCGATGCAACGGCCGGCGGCGTTCAGCAATTCGATGACATGGTTACGGATAAATACATCAGTCTCTCGATCCCTGAGTTCCGTGACTGCACCGATGCCGTGAACTTGTACGGCGATTCTATGGTTCCGCTCTACAAAAGCGGCCAGATCATCATATTGAAGGAATGGAAAGAAAGCTTTATAGATTTCGGCAACGTGTATTTAGTCGTCACCAAAAGCGGCAACAGAATGGTGAAATACCTGCGTAAAGGTTCCGATGCCGCACACATATTATGCGTGTCCGAAAACAAAGAATTCGACCCGTTTGAAATTGAAAAAACCGACATACTCCGCCTTTATCTCGTAAAAGGGGGAATATCTAAAAACACATTATAAATGGAACCAAGCAACTCAAAAGCAGCATACGGTTGTCTTATTTTAGTTTTAATTATTATTGGAATAGCCCTGACATCCAATGATAACAATTGGGGATATTTATTTATCATCGGCGGAGTTGTGATATGGGGCATTGGAGCTGCAAGAAAAAATTCAAACGCACCGTCCAACGAAGGAATGTCGGGATATGGCACTGTTGATGAAACCGCAACTTTAGCAAATTACAACAAAAAAAATTCATCAACGCCGGCCGAGATTATTGACTTTGATGAAATATCCCCCGAAGAAGATGAGATTGAATATCGTATTGTCGGAATTAACTTCCGCAACTTATCTGCAAAAGATGTAGGCTATTCTGATAGTTTCTCTATAAAAGCAGATACGGAGAACTCTCATGACAAATATGCAGTCGAAATTTACAATGCCCGCGGATCATTCGCAGGATACCTTGAGCAACCTGATAATGAATTTTGGTTCAAATTTCTAACAAAAGCTAAAAAAGGGGCGCCGTGGATGCACTGCCGTGGATACATTGGAATATTCAAAAATGAGAGAGATGAGTATAAATATTACGGCAAGGTTTATCTGCCCGAAATAGAACAAGATGAACAATATCATGAAATAATGAAATAG